TCGGCAACGTCATCAAATATCTCAAGCGGTTACCGCACAAAGAGTTCGCCGTGTTTACTATGAAGGATGCATTCAACCGTCATCCCTCTATCAAGCAAACACAAGCATTCCGCGAGTTCCTGCTAAGTGACGGTAAAGAGTTGATGCTCTAACATTTCATGGGGCGGCTAACGCTGCCCCATTCGTACCATCGTACAAATTTTTGGGAGACTAACATGGACGCACAAACAAAAATTGCTCGTGCAAAAACTAGGCTTGTTCTTGAACAGCCATTCTGGGGCAGCCTGACACTGGGTACGCCTTTTCATCAGGACGATGCCATACCTACCATGTGTACCAATGGACAGTGGGTCAAGTGGGGTGAGCCATTTGTCGATAAGTGTACAGACAAAAATGTGATTTTCACAACTGCCCATGAGATTGGGCATATCGTATTCAATCACTGTGTACCGATTGAAGAGATTGATGGGAAGCCTGTTGACCATGAGGTACACAATATGGCGCTCGACTTCGTACTCAACCCCATACTAATTGATGGCGGTGTCGGTGAAATGCCAGAGGGTGGTCTGTATGACCCCAAGTATCATGGCAAGTCATGGCTGCAAGTTTATCGTGACCTTATGAAGATGGACAAAGCTGACCGCCCTAAGCCTCAGCCATGGGGCGGCAATGTAGGCTCACCAGAAGACAAGAACGGCAAGCCTCTTGATGGGGCAGAATTGGAGCAGCACAAGGCTAGCATCGCCCAGCGTGTATTCCAAGCCGCTCAGGTTGCAAAGGCGGCTGGCAAGCTTCCTGCGGCGATTGAGGAACTGGTAAAAGATATGCGGCAGTCCAAGGTTGACTGGCGTGATGTTCTTAATCGTTTTATCGGCGGCGAACAGCCTGATGATTATACATGGCGTAGGCCGCAAAAACGTCAGTGGTTTGACAACGATATCTACATGCCATCAATTGAGCATATGGGTATAGGTGATGTGGTTGTCGCTGTTGATACATCAGGCTCTGTTGCCACCCATGAACTACAACAGTTTCTGGGTGAGTTGAACCGCATCACTGAAGATCACAAACCACGCTCAGTCACGGTGATAACTTGTGATGCCAAAATACAAAACGTCACGCACTACGCTGAGGGTGAGATTATTGAAACCATAGAATGCACTGGCAGGGGCGGCACTAGGGTATCACCAGTGTTTGACTACATTGATGAACATCAACTGCCTGTTGATAACATGGTCTATTTGACTGACATGGGCATCGGTGACTGGCCTAGTGAAGCGCCGCACTATCCTGTCTTATGGGTGTCAACATGGTCACGATGTGATGACGCACCATTCGGCGAGACAACACGCATTGAGGTGGTGGCATAGTGCCACCATTTCATACCATCGTACAAATCGGGAGAATGATATGACTTACACAATCAAAGCGCACAAGCGCCTGTCTTTTTTATCAAGCCAAATCAAAATCACTGTCAATCAGTGGGCTGATACATTTGGCAAAGACATTCTTTACCATGTCATCAAGCATTCCAAATACAGCTATAGAATGAATGATGATATGAAGGTCAGGATGAAAGATATTGAGCATTCGTTGCTTGAAGAGACTGGCAACAATGACGCATATAATGGGGTGTTGGACTATCTGTCACATCTTGGCGATAGCATGCAGTCTGTTAGGAGAGCCAGAAAGAACAGTGAGGCTTACCATCCTTTAAAAGAAGCTAAAGAAAAATCTAGGCGTTGGATCGATAAGGTTACTGGCGTTGCCTTTCAGCGCTCAAGAATTAAATGCAAGGTCGGCGGTGACACTGGCCTTGTTGTTGAAAATCCAGAAAGTGAATACAGCAAATGTAATCATGTGACTGTTGGCGTTAGCTGGGCTAGGTCTGTTTTTGAAAGGGGATTTAGTTTGATCAACGCACCTGATGCGCTGATGTTGGTTATGTCATGCACATCTCGCAATGTTGCGTATGTTGATGAGGATGGCATGAACGCTTGGAAAGTGAGAGTGGTCAAGTTCAAGCATGGCAAAGGCTTTGAAGATGAGGGCTGGCTAGTAACTCACAAATCAACAGAACATGATGAACTGCATCCCTTAGTTGACAGTTCATCAAGAAAAACAGTCATACCCCATGCCTATGGTAAAAACCTGTCAAAGGCTCACTCGCTAATGAAGCAGCGTACAGTGCGTCACTTGACCAAAATGTTGGATGCTTAATATGAAAACAGTAGAGACAAGAATGGCATCTATCGTCATTCCAAATCAAAATGAGGATGGGGACATTTTTGTCCCTGTTCAACAACAGGTCGTTGAGATGTTTATAGAAGATTTTGGCGGCGCCACCATGTATGAGTGCCACGGCTTCTGGAGCAAAACACACAAGGTCATATCGTGCGTTAAGATTGATGTGGCTGTTGATGTGCTGCCTGAGCCTGTCGCTCGTTTTATGGAGATTGTGCAGCAAGTTGCTGACACATGTGATGTACACAGTATCATGGCTGTTAAGCCTGATGGCTGCGTTGTTTTTGTAGAGGGAGAATAAAATGGAACAGAAATATTATGAAGTAACAGTCGAGGCATTAGTGCAACGAACTGTAACAGTTACAGCCTCAAACTTTTCTGAGGCTGAGACTAAGGCTCGTCAAGAGGTAAAATCTCTGGTTGGTGCATCATCAACTCAGGTGGTGCAAGCATACCGATGCCGCGCTGACGGTACACCTGTTGTGAATTTAACTCTAAACGAAATGGAAAGGGAGAATGTATAATGAGTGACAATCTTGTGAATGTGTCTTTTACACAAGACGAGGCAGCCATAGTTTCAAAGGCCTTGGAGCAATACATTGACGGTTTGACAACGGCTTATGGCAAATATTATAGACCCCATTTGATGGCGGCGCTATCTGCTGATGAACAAATGGATGAGGCAATGGCAGACTTTGAACCTGAGCAGTATGATAGTAATGAAGAGAGGCCAGCATGATTAAACATGGAACCGTCAGAGATGACGGTAAAATGTTTTGGGGGTATCACAAACTTGCAAAAAATGGAGAAGAATGGTGTTCCAAATCGTCATTCATCAGACGCAAGTCAACGTCTCGCGCAAGACAATGGATGAACCGTAGACGCAGAACGCACTGGCTCAACAAATATAAAGAGCATGAGGGATGTTGTCATTGCGGTTATGATGAGAATGGTGTCGCTTTACAGTTTCACCATTTAGATGAAAAAACACTAAACATATCTGACGCACGATCTACATCATTAAAAAAACTTTTTAATGAAATTAGAAAGTGCGTTGTTATGTGCGCTAATTGTCACGCAATAGAAACCACAAGACTTCAACAAGCGAGGGGTAAAATATGATTAGTTGGCACAACGCGCCTAATTATAAATACAACGGTTATAGATACGCGCCCGACATAATTGAATATGACGATGGCCTAAGAAAAGCCGTTCACGATGTTTATAAGATTGGCGGGGATGGCGAGGTCGATTTTACAATCGATGCCAGCCCATATCGATGGATAACATTTGATGAGTTCACATATAATGTGGACATGATGAGAGGAGACGTTTATGGGGAAGGTAATTAAGTGGTCGTCAATTTGGTGTTTTGGCCTATTGACTATGGTCGCAGGAATTGGCAGTGTAGAGAACCCTGATAACAATTTGCTTATCGGGGCTTCGGTTACATATCTAGGATGCTTCATATTTGTTGTTGCTACAATTAATATGATTAGAACGGAAAGATAAGTTACCAGCGCGGGGTTTGGACAGGCATGTGATAGTCTGAATAGCCTTTAGGTTTCCTGCGCTGGAGTTCTCCTGAACCTAAAGGCACATCACACGTTGCGTACTTGGGGCGGTGGTCGAAAGGTTACACCGCCCCCTTTTTTATTTATAAATTTATACCCTAGTACAAATTCCTGTGGACTGCCCACCATAGGGAGACAACAGCCCTTGGGCAAGGCTACCTCAGTGCCGCTAACAAACGGAATGCGGCAGAAAGGCAAGTGATAACCATGCTTAAAATGGTATCAAAACAGCGTCAGCTTAGTGCTGACATTCCTGAGAGTGAGCAGATAGCTAACCTGTCCTCTCTAATAAAGAACCCACCTCAGAACTCTCGCGTGATTGAGATATCGCCGAAACTTGCTGAGTACGTTCTTGAAAACCTCAACATTGGCAACCGCACCAAGAAAGTAGACAAAATTAAAGTCTACGCCAATGACATGTTGAACGACAAATGGTCGCTCACTAACGCCACACTGGCCTTTGGGTCAGATGGCTACCTCAAGGATGGTCAGAACCGATTGAGCGCCTGTGTGAGGGCTGGTAGGCCGTTTAAGACACATGCAATCTTCGGCATTGAGCCAGAGAGTTTTATCCACATGGATGTGGGCGCCAACCGCACTCACAATGATGTGTTTACAATTATGGGTACACCATACCCATCTCTCACTGGCTCAGTGATAAGGCACATTGTTGCTTTCAAAAGCGGTAGAGCAAACACAAAAAGTGTTCGCATGACCAACGATGACTTGCGTACCTACTACAACGATGAAATCAATTCATCAATGTTGGAGTTGTCAATCAAGTTGTCAAAGATTACCAAGAAAAACACTTTGATACCAGTGCCGCCATTGGCAGCGCTGTTCTACATCGTGTCAGAAGACGGTAATCTGGAGAAGGCAAAGTCATTTCTAAATGACCTCGCCGCTGGTGTTGGCACAGTTCGTTCTCCTGTGCGTAAACTTCTCCATGCATTGACGGAAATCAGGGTTGCTAACCGGAACAAGGTAATGCCTGACACCATGTCAATTTTACTAGGCCGCACTTGGATCAACTACAAGGCTGGTAAACAAACCGTGAAAGCTGACCTGCAATTGAATAGTGCAAGTGTCATGCCAAATTTAATTGATTAAATAAAAAAGGGAGCAGGGCGAAAGCCCTGCCCCCTCAAGTGTCGGGAGGAACAACGTAAGATCGTTGCATTTGTTAAGCTAGACTATTCAATATAGTCAGTCAACATTAAAACACTCGACAGTAGCTGCCGCATATCCACACTTATCCAAGTAACTATCCCAGTGTTCTGGAGTTTCACAAAGACGCGCCGTTTTTACCATATCCATACACAATCCCACCTGATGAGGTTTCACCTCAATTCCAAGCACAACTGACCACAGCTTTGCTATTCTCGTAAAGTTTTCTATAGGCGGCCCATAGTGGTCACCCCTAGCGTCAATGATTTGCTTGGCTTCATCCAAAAGAATTTTTCCTTTTCTCTCTGTCATGTCACTTCCTTAAAATGGCACATCTTCAGATTTGTACGATGGTACAGATGGAAAGTTATCATTGTCATCACCCATCGAATATCTTGATGTAACAGGATTAAAAAATAAATCAGCAACCCCCTGCTTGCCTACCCAACTAAATCTACATTTCCAAATATGCACTTCACTTATTGCGTTGGCAATCGGGTCAGGCCTATGTACAGACAAACCTATGTCTGCCTTGGCAAACCATGCAGCGCTCCCCGATATATCATACCCTTTAGGCGGTGGAACTTTCCCATCTGTCCCGCGCATCATCTTTGTCGGATGAGCCACAAACCACAAGTGGATGCCGTGTGATTGAGAAAACACCCTTAGTTGTGTCAGCATCTCACTTATCCAGTCAGTCTCGCTTATGTCCCCATTCTTCTGGATATAATTATATGGGTCAATTACGGCGCCCCTGATGCCATGCCTCATCACAGCAACCTTCAGCCTCTCCACAATGCCATCAATCGTGGCTAGTGAGCCATCGTTTTGATAGAGAAAGCTAAAGTGTTCACGGACAAAATCCTTCCCCCTTTCTAATTCTTCTGGCGTGAGCCGTGGAGTTACGCCAGTAAAAAAAGGCTTGGCAAAATGCTTGCTGATTAACTTTGCAATGTGAAGCCTTGGCTCATTCTCAAACGAGCAGATGGCAAAATTCCACCCCTTCTTCTCCGCTAAATTCACCATGATCTGATCTATAAACTCAGACTTTCCTGATGATGGGTGGCCTGTCACCACAGTCAACTGACCCTCAACGATTGTGTAATACTCATCCACATTTGAGTATCCAGTTGATGCGCCCTTACCCATCCCCTTCTCATAAATCTCATCTAATTCATCATAGAAATGTGATGCATCATAAAGACCAGCAACAGGCCAAGGCACGACTTCCTTCACGGATTTTTCCAGACCCTTCTTGCCGTGCTTTATCAGCACATCATTAGCGTCCTTGCAGTCATCTGGGAAATGAATTTTCCAACACTTGTCCTTACCTATTCTTCTGGCAATTTCTTCCGCCATCGCTTGTCCAGCGCCATCTGAGTCGGTCGCAATTATTATTTTATGTGCTTTATCTATCTTCTTTTTTGCGTCCCAGAGGAACTTAAATTTATTATCTTCTTGTGGGTCAATCTTGCCATCCACAACCTTCATAACCGCGCCGTTTGGAACTGACACACAGCTTTCAAAGCCAGCCTCCATCATCGCCAGTACATCCATCTCACCTTCGCAAATAAACAAGTCATCACCAGACACAACGGAATCAAGGTTGAAAAAAGATGCAGGGGCGCCATTACAGGCAAAGCCCTTATCTGATAAAGCTCGTATCTTTGCCGCGTAAATCTGGCCTTGATTTGTGTATGGAAATACCACGCAATCTGTTTGTTTTTGCAGGGCGCCGATGTAATGAATGCCTGATTTTATTTTAGCTTTTCTGGCTGTGTCTTCGGATATGCCGCGCCCCTTCAGCCACTTGATTGTATTATCGTTTAACTCATCCCAATTATGTTGAACTGCCAATGACACTTTGTTGCTCCTCTTCACTGGCATAAATCTTTCCTCAAGTGCAACGACACCATTAGCACTGCAATGCCAGCAGTTGTATAAAATACCTTCATCACTCACCTTCAAAGAAAGTGTGCGTTCTTTTTTCTTTTTGCGTTCAGGTGAACATATCGGGCAGACAACTTTGTGTTGCCCCTCGCCCATGCGGAGCGCTGCTCCACGAATTAGGATATCATTTTTCATTGTTAATCTCCACGACACACTCACGATATGCCGAGCAGACAATGCTGTCAATATGGAATTTGCTTTAGTGAACTTTTAGGACGACATAGTGCTATGTACTATATAGTACATTTATGTAGTATATATATTATATATATTAAAATACTTAATTTGTACTATTGTACTATTTTTTATCTATAAGGTCTTTTAATTTTCTACCCTCATATCTTGCGATAGGTTCTTTGGCTTCAAGAATATAAATAAAATTATTTTTCATTTTGTGATGGTCAATATCTGCAAAATCGCAGACCGTGATAAAGTCATCAGAGTGAATCCAAACCTCAATGACATCTCTTTCTTTTGGCTCATTCAGGTAGGCATCTGAGATAGCTTGGGATAGCACCGCTCTCCAGAGGTGACACTCTGATAATTGTTCTTGGGTTTTCCCTATCAAGCCCCCAGTAAATATTCTTCTGTTTAACTTGCCTGTCATTTTTATAAATAACCCCCTGCATCAAGTCTAAAATAAGACTCTCGTCTAGGTCGGGCCTCCTTGAAGCGTAGTGTATTAACATTTCTACTTTTACATCCTCCTCAAACATATTTTCCATAGGCTGACACTGTTTTATAAATTCTGCGGCATACTTCCTAGCCTTGTCTGATTTAATTGAGGCTGGGCGCCCCTTAATTAGGACAATTTTACGGCTATTTGCCTTTGAGGCTGGTTCGCCAAATATTTGTAATATATGTTCTCTCATGCTTTATTTTCCCTATTGACTTATATTAGCCCCACTGTTACACAGGCAGGGGAAGGAGACAACGAATGCAAATTACCAATAATTACAGCTTACCTCAATCTTTTGTTGATTTTGCCAGAAACGACAAATATAGCAAGGGTAAAGCTGATATCTCTGTAACCACGCTCATTGATAGCCCAAGGGTTAGGTTGATGCGCGAACAGTATCACGATAAAAGAAGTGTGGATGTTGTCGATAATGTCTGGGCGCTTTTTGGCACTGCTGTACATCATGTTTTAGAGAGTTCCAATCCATCTGAAGGCGTTGTAACTGAAGAGCGCCTATTCACGAAGATAAACGGATGGATTTTATCTGGCGCGGTTGATCATCAAAAAATTGAGGGGCAGACTGTAGAGATAACAGACTACAAAGTGACTAGCGTTTGGTCTGTGATACACGGCAAGATAGATTGGGAGCGCCAGTTGAACGTGTATGCTTACCTTGTACAAAAGAACAAGGGTAAGAAGGTAAAGAAGCTATCTATCTGCGCCATCCTCAGAGATTGGAATAGGCGTGATGCTCAAAACAAACCAAACTATCCGCAAGCACCTGTTGTCATAGTAGATGTTCCCATGTGGACTGAGATGGAGCGGATTGGGTACATCCACAAAAGAATTAAAGAACACCAAGCCGCACAAAATGTTTACGACATAGCCGATGGAGTGGACGATGCGTTTATCCAATGTTCTGATGAAGAAATATGGAAACGTAGTGACGCTTGGGCAGTAAAGAAAAAAGGATTGAAGAGAGCCATGCGTGTTTTTGATAACGAAGCAGAGGCTACAGATTTTTCTGTTGGGCAGTCAGCGCCCACAGAGATAGAATACCGAGCCGGAGAGGCGGTAAGGTGTAATGGCAACTACTGCGGTGTTGCTGATTTTTGTTCACAGTATGAAGGAATGATAATATGAGTAGTGTATGGGAGACTTTATCCAAGATCGATGTGTCTGAACACACCGAAGAAAAAAACGGCCTGACATATCTGAGTTGGGCATGGGCTTGGGGGATTGTGAAGAAGTATTATCCCAAGGCCACGTTCACAAAAAATTTGTACTCCAGTGCAAATAATGATTGCACCCTGCCTTACATGATTGACCCAGCAGGGTATGCGTTTGTGTCCGTCACTGTTGACATTGATGGTGAAACTCAAACAGAGATTTTGCCTGTTCTTGACTACGCAAACAAATCCGTATCTCAACCTAATAGCTTCCAAGTAAACACAGCGCTGCAAAGATGCCTAACTAAGTGTTTGGCTTTTCATGGGCTGGGTCACTACATCTACGCTGGTGAAGACTTGCCAGAGGGCGTGGAGCAAAAGGTAACTATTGAAAGTTCCAATGGAGAGAAGAAGGATGTTGAAGGTCTTTCTTTGGTTGCTGAGGTGTTTAATACATTCATCCCTGAGTGCAAAACCGTAGAGGAGTTAAGGGGGTTTTGGGGGATCAACAAACAAGCGATAGATATTCTGAAGAAAGGTGACAAGCCATTGTTTGACACCGTTCTAAAGAAGTTTACTGATCACAAAGAAAGCATTGAGCCGAAAGGAGAAGCGGCATGAGTAACGATTACCCACCATCAGGCGTTCTGTTTACCAATGAGAGGAAACAGACCCCTAAGCAGCCTGACTACACAGGCGATCTTGAACTGTCTGACGAGGTTATCAACGATCTTGTTGACCAGATGTCTCGCGGGAACGCAAAGCCAAAACTGAGGATTGCTGGATGGAAGAAGACCAGCAAGAAGACAGGCAAGGTCTTTGTTTCTTTAATTGGTAGTAAGTTTGAGGAGCGCCAACAGGCTCCGCAAGCCCAGTCCAATAACACACCACTCGCAGATGACATTCCGTTCTAAACGGATTAGGTCAAAAAAGTATCTGCAAACCTTGCGTGGCGCACCTTGCTTGGTTTGTGGGTATGGCGCAGAGGCACACCACATCATGTACGCAGAGCCTAACGCTATGGGTATGAAGGTGGGAGACAATTGGTGTGTTCCTCTGTGCCACTCTTGCCACATGAAGCTACATGCTTTTGGAGATGAAAGGACATGGTGGGATTTACAAGGCGCCGATCCAGTTGAGTGGGCGCGTAATAATTGGGAGAAATTCAATGGATGAAAGCCTGTGCATTGCTTACGATCTGAAACATCAGATAGAAAGTCTGCCAGATCATTTTAAGAAAGATACTAAGGTGGATCGTGTTGAAACAGAGCATGACATGCTTAGTAAAATATCAATCGTTATTCACGCTCTTGAGGCGTATCAAAGGGATATAAAATGAAAAACATATTAGACATGACAGTCGAAGAGTTTTCTGAGCATATAACAATGCTGAACGACAGGGTTCTTAACTTCAAGGATCACTTTAGTGTGACTGACAAAAGGCAAGACCCTAAAAGCACTAGGTCATATGCAAATGCTCAGAGAGGTAACTTTCAGGGCAAGGTTCAAAAAAACGCTAGGGAAATGTTGAAACAACTTAACATATCGGTTGATCGTTACGGCTATCCAATAAGGGGGAAGTATGATGGATGATGTAGATGTAAGGAGCGCCGCTGTTAACTTTGAGGCTGTAAAGACATCCATGTCTCAAAGCAAGCAAGGCACAATACTGCGTTTGGCGCTACACCCTAATGAGGTTCCACCTAGTCTACATACTGATTGGGTTGGCTCTCGTTATATGATTGCCATGGTTAAGTTGAGTGACGATGACAAGCCAGAGATATCTGATCAACAGCGAGAGACTGACAGGCTTATAGCCAGCGCTGGCATGCTTTGCAGAAACCCTGAGTTTGCTGACTTTCTGCATGATCGTGGCTACATGGATGATAACGCCTACATTGAAAGCAATTACGATGGCAGGGAAAGTGTTGCTGTTGACAGTCTTAGGAAAACCTTAGACATAACCAGTAGGTCAGAATTAAAAACTAACTCCCAAGCTAGGGAGAAATTCAAATCTTTATCTGAGGAGTTTGTAAGATGGAAGCAGGGACGCACACAATGAATAATGACTTTATCGACATCAAAGAGATAGCGGAGATGCTGTCAATCAAACCTAAGTCGGTTAATTACGTTATCCAAAGCAATAGTAACTTTCCTAATGCTTTAGTTTTATCCGCTCGCATGAAGCGGTGGAGAAGGCAAGAGGTTGAGGAGTGGATAGCTAACCAGTTTGAAAAAAAATAGTACGATGGTACAAATAAAGCGGCGCTCTAGGGCGCCGTTTTATATATTATTCATTAAGGAATTTGCCCTAGTTACAATTTGCTTTATCTTTTCATTCATTCTTTCAATCAAAACCTTCTTCTGATCGTCAGGTATAGATTCGCTAGCCTGTACCTGCTTACGCTTCCTTATTAATTTATTCCTAGCATTATTCAATGCGTTTATAACTCCTGATATACGCAACTCTTCTTTATACGCCAGAGCAACACTGTTTGCTCGTTCAGCATCGCCCTTCTTACGGGCGTCAATAAAATCTTTTCTTGTAAGAAGAACCCTGTCCCTTTTCTCAATAAACGAGCCTAAGTCCTCTCTCTCAGAAACTGATCCGACAACCTGTCTTAGCGCTGGTGTAGCCCTTAGCATTTCCTCTTCAAAATCACCTTGCATGATTCGCGGGGCGGTGGAGTATCCAAACTCTGCTGTTCTCTGCACAAACCTACCAACGCCACCAGTGGCATAATCAAACCAGAACTCAAGTGTGTCTGGAGACACCTCAATAAACCCCGGCCTTACATCAGACGCATCGCCTAATCCAAATGGCTTACGAATAAAATTAGCTAAGAAGATCGCTGATGGTGATGTTGTTGTCCAATGCACTTGGCTATCTGGCGCTGGCACACCAAACGATGAAGGCTCTTTGTAGACTGGCTTACGGGCATAGTCACTGTTAGTAAGATACTGCACAACTGGATCGCCAACACTAGGTGATAATGTTGTCAATATATCTTGGAACTCAAAGTCCTGATCGACAAGAGGTATGCGTGGGGTATCACCTATTGGGTTCAGTGTATCGATAATAGTGCCGACAAGAGTTGATGTAGCTTCTGACCCTGTGTATCCACCGCGACCAGCGCGGCTCAATGAGCGCCCCATGTTGAGCGCCATGTTCAACCCATATGGCAGTGGTATCTTATAATATCCGCGTTCTGATGGTAGCGTTCCGAAGGGGTCCATCAGTATTAGATTTTTCTCTAATACATAATCTGGGATTTTATCGTAGATAGCTTTTCCGTCTTCATCCTCCTCTGATATGGCAGAGTTAAGCTGGTCAAGAAGCATTCCGATAACAGCAGCGCCCACCCACAACTTGCGAACTTTACCAGACCTAAGTGCTGCGTTTAGCAGAGCAAACGATCCTTGTAACGATGCGTTGTAGAACAGGTACATGCTGTTCATAAGGGTCTTGTATTCTCCACCTTTGGCAAAGTTAACGGTTACGTTTCTAGCTGCTTGAGCAGCACGTTCATCCCCTATTCTATTTCTTAATGCCTGAAATGTGGCAACACGAACACCGTTTTCAACTACAGTGTTGTAGTCCTCAAGTGTTTCTAATATTTTACGGAACCCAGCCTTGGTTTTTATAAATGCACCATTTTGCCCAGCATCTGAAACCTCTTTTAACATATCATCAAGACGAGAAAGCTGATCTGTAAGGTCATTCATCTGGTTTGTTGCGTTCTGTCCTCCAGCCCGCACAAAATCTAAATATATCTTAGCCCACTCACTAGATGTGTCTCCATCTCTAATTGCCCTTTTGATTCCAGCAAGGGCAGACGGAAGACCTTTCATTGCCTCTGTGGTAAGACCGTTCATCTCATACTGGTTTATGTTCACACCAGCGGTCTGTAAGTCTCTAACCATGTTTGTGATAAGAAACTCAGGGTTCCAAGATGTATTAATGTTCGACAGGTATCTGTTTATCTTGCCAAGGGTTCTAACAAGAGCGCCAGTATGCTGAGGAGACATGCCAGAAGCACCCCTCATAGCAAGTGCTATCCTTGGGTCATCTATTTCTATATATGTCTCCTGACCGCCCTCCTTAACAACAAGGATGTCATCTCTATCGGCAAACCTTGGGTCGGGTCTGGTTCTAACAACGCCACCACTTAAAACCCTAATAGTTGGGCGCTGTGAAACAATCCTTGCGTATGATGAGGTTAACTCAGGTTCGTTTCTTAGTATCTTCAAGAAAGATTGACCAACACGATTACGTTCAGATCGAATGATTGCGTTTTGATTTTGAACCATGAGATTAGCCATGATGTCTTTGGCAAACTCAAATCTACCCATCATTCTCTGGTCTTCTCTACCACGCGCACCAAACTTAGGCCTTGACGATGGGCGCCCAGAATACTCTTCATTAGCCTCGTTTTGAGGATCAAGTATCCCTCTTAACGGAACGTATGATGTATAGTTTGGCGCCTCAGCTTCTATTACCTCGCCTGTCTCTGCATCAATAGTCTGTTCTCCATCATTGAAGTTAGGTGTAAGGCCGCCAGCAACTCGTATATCATTTGTGCTTTGTACGATTGCGTCCGCTGCTAGCCCTATATCAATGAACTTTTGTCTTTCAATGGAGGAAAGTGAGTCGAAGAAATTTAGAATTGATTGCGCCTCAGCATCAGTCATGCCAGAGCCAGAATCATTCTGTGAATCAATTTGTCTTATATAAGCGTTTCTTTCTTGCGCGTGCCTAGCATATAGAAATGCGTCAGCTAAAACTTGCTTCAACGGCTTGCCAGCTTGCAACGCCTCTCTTACAAATCTTGACCCAATCTTCAATGGTTGAACCTGAGTATCGGTGAGGTTTATGCCCTTCACAATATTGAGCATTGGCTCAAACAAATTCTTTTCATTATCAGCAATCTTTGAGCCAGTTATACCATGGTACAATTCTTCTTTGAGGTATGTGTCCATGGCATCAGTGATTGTAGCGCCCTGAGATTTCAAGTCGTCAATCATACGGCCAACTGGTAACATTGAGTCTTGGAATTTTTGT